AAAAGAATTAACCATTTTAGAGAGATATTAGCGCAATTTCAAGCAAAAGAAACTACATTAATACCCAATCAAGTATTAGAAGATGTTAAATTTCAAATAAAAAAGGAGAGAATTACTATAGAACAATTGACAAATAAAAAAGCCAAGGAAATTCTTAAAAAATTAGGTTATAATAAATATTATGAACATATTCCATTTATTAAAGATAAATTAGGTATTAAACCTCCTATCATGACACCGGAATTAGAAGAACGTTTATGTAATTTATTTATTGATATACAAGGACCTTATAGTAAATTTTGCCCTGAAGATAGAGTTAATTTTTTAAATTATTATTATACTGTTTATAAATTATGTGAATTACTTGAGCAACGACAATTTTTACCTTATTTTCCGATGTTGAAAGACAAAGTCAAGAGAATTGAACAAGATGAAATATGGAAAAAAATATGCGAAGAGTTAAATTGGACATTTATTCCTACTGTCTAATTATCTATTATGCTTTCGCTTTTTTTAGAATTTTTTTCAATAATATTTTTCATCCATTCTTCACATGCTAATTTATCTTTATCTAGAAAGCTATGAACTTTACCATCAATTCTAATTCTCACTTTAAAACTTTTTCTAGATGGAAATATATAACCAGTTGATTCAATATCAAATTCATTCTCAATTTCATTTCTTCTTCTCTCTAACCAACCTTCAGCAACCTCTTTTTTAGCACACTCAAACTGATATTTTTTTCCATAAACTGTAACTTCTGACTTCCATCCATCTTTATTCTCAAATACACAGCCAATTGAACGATTTTGATTTTTAGATTGTGTATTTTCCATAATTGTTACCCATTCTAAATTAGATAAATTATTATTTAATTTATTTACATCTTTATGATGAACTTGTGGTAAATTATTTGGATTTGGAATAAATGTTTCTGCTAATAAAACATGTAAATGCTTCATATTGCCCTTTTTACTTTTTGACATTAATGTTACTGTTAAATAACCGTCGGGTTTTAAATAAGGTTCAACTATAATTCCTTGCTTATTATCTTTTACTTTTCCACATTTACTAATAGAATATCTTTCCCAATTTGGAATTTGTTTAAATTCTTCTTCTATTTCTTCAGAAAATAATTGTTTTAACATTTTATTAATACTTCTACAATTACCTTTAGGATTTTCTTTAGTATAAAGTCTTACTTGATTTTTATTTGGTTTTAGCATATTACTGGTTACTTTACTCCAAACATTGCCCAAATTTGATAATTGATAATCTGGAAATTCTTTTATATCTTTCCAAATTTCTTCTTCTTTTGTTTCAGTAAAATGTTCCCTTCTAAGTTTATCAGCACTTTTAGTATAAAATTTATTGTTATTATCATATAATTTAACATCACCATTAATAATTTTTAAAATTTGTTTTCTTTTATTTGTCCAAATATTTCCTTCGTTAGATATTTGATAGTTGGGAAATCCATTAATTGTTTTCCAAATTACTTTTTCTTCCTCCATGATAAATATAAATTAATTTTATTATTTATATTTATATCAATTTTTATAAAAACGAATAAAACAAGATAAATAAAATTCACAATAACACTTAACACAAGAAATTATTAACTTTCAATAATAAAATATATAAAAAATATATATTTTTAATTATTATATATGGAAAATAAATATATTCCAATTGTAAGAAAAAATAATTCTCCTCTAGAATATTTTTGTATTTTTGGAGAACGTTGTAGTGGAACCAATTTTTTAGAACAAGCATTATTAGAAAATTTTCATCTTAAGATACATCATCATCAAGTAAATAAACATTTTTTTGGTCAAAAAGATTTGCCAAAAGAAGACAATATATTATATATCGGTATTGTAAGACATCCATATACGTGGATAAATTCATTTTATAAATATCCATATTTTGTAAATAAAAATATTCGGAATAATAAATATAAATTCTTAAATGAAGAATTTTGGTCTCAAGACGGCAATAATGAAATTACGCAAGATAGAAATATTTTTACAAAAAAAAGATATAAAAATATTTTTGAATTAAGGAATGTAAAATTAGAATTTCTTTATAATAGAATGCCTTTATTAGCAAAAAATTATGTATTAATAAAATATGAAGATTTACGAGATGATTATGAAAATACATTAAATTTTATAAAACAACAATTCAATCTTTTAACAAAAGATGAATATCCAAAAAAAATTACCACTTATTATGGTAGAGGTAAATTAGTTAGAGATAAATTTAAAATAGATACAGATTATATTTATACTAAAGAAGAAATATTATTACATCCAAAGTTTGATAAAACATATGAGCAAAAACTTCATTATTATTTACTGTAATTTATTTTAAAAATACAATTATGTTTACAATAATTTTTACAATTAATTATTTGAATTTTTCTGTAATAATTGTCATATGATGACAACTGTTGGTTTATTTTATAACATTTATTTTTATTATATTCTCTCTCGCAACAATTTTTATTATTGAAAAAATTTTTTAATTTATATAATTCACTGTAATTTTTATAATACATACTATAAATTATATATTTATTTAATTTAATTAAAATATTATAATTATATTATCTATAAAATATAATTATAATGAATGGCTTATTTATTTTTCATAGAGATTTTCGTATTGTAGATAATATTTCTCTCCTTGAACTTAATAAACATTGTAATAATATCTATACATGCTTTATTTTTACACCTGACCAAGTTACAAATAAAAATAAATATAAAAGTGATAATGCTATACAATTTATGATTGAATCTTTAAACGAATTAGAAAATGATATTGAATCTAAAGGTGGAAAACTTATTATTTTGTATGGAAATAGCAAATCCGAAGTTAAAAAATTAATAAATAAATTTGATATTAATTATTTAGCTAGTAATAAAGACTATAGTCCATTTGCCAAAGAAAGAGAGAAAGATTATATCAAAATATGTAATCAAGAAAAAGTTGAATATATTTCTCTCAATGATTATTATTTATATGAACCTGGTAATATAAAAGTTCAAACAACAGGAAAAGCATATACTAAGTATACACCATTCTATAATAAGGTTGTTAAAATGGGTTATGAAAAGCCTTTTAGATATAATAAAATTAATTTTGCAAAATCTAATTACAGTGGTGATTATTCACTCAACAAAGCAAAGAGTGAACTTATAGAAACAAATGAAGAAATATTGGTTGATGGAGGTAGAAAAAATGCTTTAAAAATGTTATCAAATATAGATAAATATAAAAACTATTCAAAGGATAGAGATAGTTTAACATATCAAACAACAGAATTATCAGCTTATATTAAATTTGGATGTGTATCAGTGAGAGAGGTAGCTGAAAAATTTAAAAAAAATAATGCTTTATTTAGACAATTAATATGGAGAGAATTTTATGCTCAAATTCTTAATGATTATCCATATGTATTAAAGGGACCTTTAAAAGAACAATATAAATCTATTTCTTGGTCTAAATCTGTTAAAAATTTTGATGCTTGGAAAAAAGGTAAAACTGGTTTTCCTATAGTTGATGCTGCTATGACACAAATGAATACTACTGGCTATATGCATAATCGTGGTAGACTTATAGTTGCTAGTTTTTTAATTAAAACATTATTAATTGATTGGCGTGAAGGAGAGAAATACTTTGCTACTAAATTAACTGATTATGACCCAGCATCTAATAATGGTAATTGGCAATGGGTTGCTTCTACTGGCGCAGATAGTCAACCTTATTTTAGAATTTTTAATCCATGGTCTCAATCAGAAGAACATGACCCAGATTGTGAATATATTAAAAAATGGATACCTGAATTAGAAAGTGTTCCAAATGATAAGATACATAAATGGTATGAATATTATGAAGAAATTTTGAAAGATAAGAAAATTAAATATTATAAACCTATTGTTGATTATAAATCGCAGAGAGAAAAAGCAATTGAAATGTATAAAAAAGGATTACAGTAAATAATTATATTTAATTAATTATAATGAAAAATATTATAATTAATTTTATAAGAGATTTATTAAAATATATAGAAATATTGATATGTATTAGAAAAAAATTTAATAAAACATATACTTTTCCAAAAAACCCTAATGCTGAATATTATTATAATAAAGAAAAATTTAAACAACCTTATGCTTAATGTTTTCTCATTTTTCTAGATTTTCTTGATTTTCTAGATTTTTTCATTTTTCTTGATTTTTTTCCACCTTTTTTAGCTTGTTTAGATTTAGCTTCAGCAAAAAGTTTTTGAACCGAAGGAGCTAAATCTTCTTTTTTTGCTTGAGCAAAAAGTTTTTGAACAGATGGTGTTAAATCTTCTTTTTGTGCTTTAGCAAAAAGTTCGCGAACTGGTTTTATCATACCTGAAGGGTCTTTTTTCTTATGTAAAGGAAATTCTGGATAATCTGGGTGCATTACTGGAAGAGGAGCTGCCGATGGTGGTGCTACATATGGAGATGGTGGTCTATTTTTCATTGTTTTTCTTTTATTTGCTTCTTCTAAACGTTTTTTTGATAACGCAGATGTGGCTAATGAAGACATTCTATATATTAAATATAGAATTAAATTATGTTTCTATAATTTCTAAATTAATTTCTACATTTGGATTTGAAGAAATATAATTTTGATGAAAAACAGACCTAAAATGTCTTGCTTTATCTTCTTTTCTAAATATAACACCACAATTACATTTTACCTTTAATTTTTTCTTTTCACTAATAATATCCTTATTTTCTTCTCTATATTTGTTTACCTTTTCTAAAAGTTCTTCCTTATTTTTGTGATAATGTTCTCTCTTTTGTTCATTAATTTTATCACGATTATCATTTCTATATTCTTGTTGTTTTTCTCGTATTTCTTCTTTGTTATTCTCATAATATTCTATTTTTTTTTCTTTAATTTTATCATTATTTTCTGCCCGATATTCTTTGCGTTGTAATTTGTAATATTCTGATTTTTTTTCTTGTGGAATATATGCTCTATAAGAATTAAGAATAGCTTTTAATTTTATCCTCCATTCTTCTTCTTTTTGTTGAGCTTGTCTTGTTGTTATTATTGTTTCATCGCATTCTTCAATACAAATCATTTTCCAATTATCCCAGCCACCATATTCATTAATAGTTTTATAAACCTTCATGTTACATTTATCAGTTTTATTACAATTCATTTTATGCTCTTGTTTTCTTCTTGTAAAATTTTTTGTAGAACCAACATATATATAATCACAATCATCACAATAAATTTTATATATAAGATATTTAGGATTATCTATTTTTTTTTCTTCCGAAATACTTGTTGCCTCTATTTTTATTTGAGGTTTTAGTTTATCTCTCCATTCTTCTTCTTTTTGTTCTGCTTGTCTTCTTGATATTATTGTTTCATCGCATTCTTCAATACATATCATTTTCCAATTATTCCAACCACCATATTCATTAATGGTTTTGTAAAGCTTCATATTATACTTATCAGTTTGATTACAATTTATTTTATGTTGTTGTTTTCTTCTTGTAAAATTTTTTGTTGAACCAACATATATATAATCACAATCATCACAATAAATTTTATATATTATATATTTACTCATTACGCCAAATTATACCTTTTTATACCTTTGTATATTTAAATCAATTTTATAAATATATATTATTCTATATAATATACTATAATTTTACATATTTTTAATTATATACATTATTACCTATATACCTTTTTATTCCGTTTTGTTCCATGATTATTTAAAATAATTTAATAAATATATATTATTCTATAAAAATAGTATATATTTCTGTTTATAATTTAAAATCTAAGCAGGGAAGCCCACGAGATTTGCGCCTATGCCAAAACCAGCACCAGAGCGGGCTGTTACCGCCATGCTTGGAAGGTATGTGTCAAGGATAGAGAATGTCGCCGCCGCAGTTAAGGCAATAAGCGCAACTTCATCTAATCTAAGACGTTTTTGGGGGATTACGAAAGCCGCAATAGCGACCATTAAACCTTCAACAAAGTATTTAATCGCTCTTCTTACTAATTCGCCAAAATCAAACATTTCACCGAAATTCATTATATTAAATAAGAAGAAAAAAATTAAATATATAATTTTTAAAAAACTTAAAATAAAAATGAAATAATTCTCTATATATGGCTAAAGAAAATGAAAGAAATCCTCATGTTGAATATAAAAATAATTTAGATGGTTCTGAAAATCCTAAATATATTGATTTACTTGATGAAGATAAAGCTATCGCAGGACAAAAATTCGCCTGTATTTCTTTTATCTCTCCAGATAAAATCATTAGACAAAAAGATATGTTCTTTTTTGAAGAGTTTTTAAAACAATTTGATTTAAATAAATCCCTTGAAAAATTTACACAATTTCTTAACTTTATTTCATTCAAATATCATGTTGATTTTGATAAAATGACTAAAGACCTTGAAGAATTTGTAAAAGAAGAAAAAGCTAATTTACATAAAACAACTTTAGATGATGAATATAAAAATTTCATTGATGCTCATGAAGAAAAACTTGAAGAAAAATATAAAGAAAATTATGGTTTCCAAACATCTACAAGAGGGCTTAAAATTAGAGGAGTATATCCTAATCAACAAGAAGCCGAATTAAGATGTAAAATGCTTAGAGAATTAGACCCCCATCATGATGTATATGTTGGACCAGTTGGTATGTGGGTTCCTTGGGAACCTGAAGCTTATAAAACTGGTCGTGTTGAATATTTAGAAGACGAACTCAACCAACTAATGAATGAAAAACAAAAAAATGAAAAGACTGCTAAAATGGAGTTTGATAAGAGGGTAAAAGAATCAAAAGAAAAAGCAATGGAAGAAAATAGAAAGAAGGCTGAAGAAAGTGGTAATGTTCTAACGCAAACTATTACAAAAGATGGTGAATTAGTTAATATTAAAAATCTTAATACTACAGAAATGAATCTACTAGAAAATAGTGAAGAAGTATCTGATGAAACTATTAGAAAACAACTATTTGAAGGTGAAGATATTGTAACAGACAAAAATAATGATCATGGTCTTAGCCAACTAAATCTTGTCGATGATGCTAACTTTGAATTAAAAAAAGAAGATGATATGGAAGAAGTTGATTAATTTAAATATGAACAATTTATTTCTGGTAATATAGCCTGATATTTTGGTGTAGGATTTGCCAATTGTTTACCTTGCGATAATATATATGTTTGATTTACTACTCCTTCTTCTAAAGTAAAATCATCATTATTTTCATTATTAATATTTTCTTGATTTTTATCATTATCTTTATCTGGTGAAATAGTTACATTATTTTTTTCATTTATTGTTACAGATTTATTATTTTTATTCTCTCTATTTTTTCTCTCTTCTTCTACTTCTATTTCCTTTTTCTTTTTTTCTTCTTTGTAAATATTATTAGTATTTATCTTATCGAGAATTTCAAAAATTATAAACAAAAATATTATTACATTAATAGTATTAAAAAACAAAAAAATAATTATACTTATAAATATAACAGAAACCCAAAAATAAATTTTTTTTATATTGCTATCTAAATCCAAATTATTAGGTATAGGTGTATTTTTAAATATATAAAATATTAGTATAATTGATAAAATATATGAAAATATAGAATCCAATCTAAATTCATATAATATATTAAAATTCATAATAATATATTATATAAAATTGAACTTTATTAAACACATAATTAAATAATTATATTAACAAATGGATTATGAAGCTTATATTGGTAAAAAAGGTTATAGTATATTAAAATCTAAACTAACCATTGATGAACAAAAAATGATACGCGATGAATTAAATGTTAAACCATATGTTCCTGGAAGTCCTATTAATGTTACAGAATCATATCCTGTTTATTTAGAATCTCCTAAAAAACTATATTTACCTAGATTTTATGGTATTGAAAAATTTGGTATTCCTAATGATAATAAATTACCTGATGGAGATGAAATAAATATTAACTTTAAAGGTATACCAAGAGACTATCAATTAAAAATTGTTGATGCGTTTTTCAAACATATTAATGAAAAATTATTGCCGGGTGGTTTGCTTGATATCCCATGTGGATTCGGTAAGTGTACCAGTAAAAACACACCAATTATGATGTATGATGGTTCAATTAAAATGGTTCAAGATATAAAAGTTGGTGACCAATTAATGGGAGATGATTCAACGCCTAGAAACGTATTAAGTTTAGCAAGAGGACGTGAAATGATGTATGATATTATTCCTAATAAAGGAGACAAATATACTGTAAATGAATCGCATATTTTATCTCTTAAATGTTCAACAAATCATTCCAAAAAATATAGAAAAGGAGAAATATATGATATTTCTGTTAAAGATTATTTAAATTTACCTAATTGTTTTCATGGTAGAGGAGGACCCTTGCTAGGATATCGCGTTCCTATTATCTTTTCAAACAAAGATATTGATATAGACCCATATATATTAGGATATTGGTTAGGTGATGGAAATTCTGATAATGCTGGTATTACAAGCGAGGAACCAGAAGTAGTTTGTTACTTTAAAGAATATTGTGAAAAAATAAATTGCGATATTATTCAAGGAAGAGACACTATTAACTTTAGAGGAACTCTTCGTTATTCAATAAGTGGAAAACAAATAAATAATAAAAGAACACTTAATGTATTATTAATTAATTTAAAAAAATATAATTTAATAAATAATAAACATATTCCACATGATTTTAAATGTAATAGTAGAGAAAATCGACTAGAATTATTAGCTGGTTTAATTGATTCTGATGGATCATTAAAGGGTAATGGTTATGATATAATTCAAAAAAATGAAAAATTATTAGATGATATTATCTATTTAGCTAGGTCTCTTGGATTTGCTGCTTATAAAAATGAATGTAAAAAAAGTTGTATTTATAAAGGAGAGAAAAGAGAAGGAACATATTATAGAACATTTATTCATGGAAAAGGATTAGAAGAAATACCAGTTAGATGTGAAAGAAAAAAATGTCCACCACGAAAACAAATAAAAGATGCTCTTGTTACAAGAATTAAAGTTGTTAAAAAGGAAGAAGATGATTATTATGGATTTGAATTAGATGGAAATCGTAGATATGTTCTGGGTGATTTTACAGTTACACATAATACAATTATGGCATTATACATCATAGCTAAGTTAAAATTAAAAACATTAGTTATTGTTCATAAAGAATTTTTATTAAATCAATGGATTGAAAAAATTAATGAGTTTTTACCACATGCTAAAATAGGCAAAATACAAGGACAAATTATTGATATTGAAGATAAAGATATTGTTATTGGTATGCTACAATCATTATCAATGAAAGAATATCCCGAAGATACATTTGATTCATTTGGATTTACAATCATTGACGAATGTTTTCCAGCTAAAACATTAATACATACAAATAAAGGTAAAATAAAAATTTCATTACTATATGATATATGGTTAAAAGAAAATAATAATGATATTCTTATATTAAGCTTTAATATTGAAAAAAAAATTTTTGAATATAAAAAACTAATATATGCTTGGAAAAAACAAAGTAAAATCATGGTAAAACTGACTATGTCTAAACAAAAAATAGAATGTACATTAAATCACAAAATTTTAACTACTAAAGGATACATAGAAGCAGATAAACTACAAATAAATGATATTATATTAAGTAAATATGATATTCTACATCAAGATAATTTAATTTGTCCGGCTTTAAACGAAGATCAACTACAAATTATATATGGTTCATATTTAGGAGATGGTTCTATACAAAAAACAACTAAAAATCGATACCGTTTAAGAATAATACATGGAAAAAAACAAAAAGAATACTGTAAATGGAAAGCTAATATGTTTGGTATCACTAATATTAATTATATTGAAAAAAATGGGTATTCTCAAACTGAAGCATATAAATTTAATTCGAGATGTTTTGATATGGAAAACTGCTTATCTGATAATAAACAAGATATTCCCGAATGGTTACTTGACAAAATAGACGCGCGAGGCATTGCAATTTGGTTTATGGATGACGGTTCTATTAGTAAAACAACTACAAAAAATAACATTCATAAATATCATATAAATATTCACTCTAATAATTTTGATTATTATAATAATTCAAAGTTAGTTAACTTATTTAAAAAATATAATATACATTGTAGTATATTAAAAAATAAAAATTATTGTTATTTAAACTTTAATACAATTAATAGTGTATTATTATTAAATTTGATTAGAGATTATATACATATTGATTTATATTATAAAATAGATTTTGTATCTCATAATAAATATATTTGGAATAATAAGTTTTTAGATTATGGAACATCCAAAATAACAAAAAAGGAATATATAGAAAATAGTAATCTTATAGATGTATACGATATTGAAGTAGAAGATAATCATAATTTTATAATAGGAACTCTTAGTTTAAATAATTATATTGATGGTCCTATTGTTAGCAATTGCCACCATATTTCAGCAGAGATATTTGTAAGATCATTACAAAAAATAGTAACTAAATATATTCTTGGATTAAGTGCCACTATGGAACGCAAAGATGGACTAACAAAAGTTTTTAAAATGTTTATTGGTGATATTATTTATAAAATGAAACGAGATAAAGATGAAGCCGTTCTTATTAAAGCAGTTAAATTTGTAACACAAGATGAAGAATTTAATACAATTGAATATGATTTTAGAGGTAATGTAAAATATTCTACTATGATTTCTAAGTTATGTAGTTTTAACAACAGAACAGAAATGATATTAAGTATTATAGAAAATGAATTAAAATTAAATAATAAACAGCAAATTATTGTTTTGGGACAATTCAAAAACATTTTAACATATTTGTATAAAGCTATTGAGCACCGAAATATTGGAACAGTTGGATATTATATTGGAGGAATGAAAGAAGAACAACTTAAAAAAAGCGAATTAAAACAAATTATTATTGCCACATATTCTATGGCCGCTGAAGGACTAGATATTAAAACATTGACAACATTAATTTTAGCTACACCAAAAACAGATATTGAACAAGCTGTTGGTAGAATATTGAGAGAAAAACATGATCAGCCTCTTGTTATTGATATTGTTGATAACCATGAAGTATTTAAAAAACAATGGGATAAAAGAAAGACATATTATCTTAAAAATAATTATAAAATTTTATATACAAAAGATTTTATAAAAAATAATTATAATGACGATGGTATTTGGTGTGAAATCAAAAAAGAAAAGAAAGGGTCTACGAAAGAAAAAAAATGTTTAGTAAACTTTACAAATTTGAATATTAATTAAATTATTAAAAAGGTCTGATATTTCTTACCGGAGGCCAAGGATTAATTTCATTTGGTGGATAAGAAAGTTGATATTCATTTTTCCATAAAGGATTTCCACTTAAACCACCTAATACTCCACCTTTTTGATTTTTTCTCGATCTTTTTTGTCTTCTAGATTTTCTTGATTTTCTTTGTTTTCTTGATTTTTTGTATTTTTTAGATTTATTTTGTTTTCTTTTACCACCATTTTGTTGATTGGCAAATCTAAAAAATTTTGAATAAGCAGTTCTACCAGATGCTTCTTTTAATGTAACAGTTTTTTTAGGCCCTAACCCACCATTTTTTCTTCTCATATTATGATTATTTAACCATATTGCGTTATCTAATTGACTATTACATTTTGCTATTGGAGGGTCTATAATAAATCCACCATATTGATTAGCTCCTTGTATTTGATTGCTAAAATTAATTGTGCTATCACCACCTTTTTTATCTTTTCTATGTTTTCTATGTTTTCTATGTTTTTTTGATTTACACCCCATACCTCCAATTAATACTTTTCTGCTACAATCACCATGTGATAAGTTTCCTTTTACTGGTGGATAACCAGAACCAGCATATATAGAATAATCTATGCCATTTTCTATTTTAGTTGTAAAATATTTACTACCACTTGGTATTGGTAGTGTCATTCTATTATTACCACCGCCTCTTAATTTTGGTTTCTCATAATTATTTAAATGACCTGGTAATAATGTTCTACCAGCTCCCATACCACTTGTTCTTTGTGTATTATCCGCACCTCTTGGAACGATAGGAGCATACATTGAACTGTAAGGAACTTGTTGTTCATATGTTTCTGGATTTAAAGCTATTCCATAAGCGCTAGAACCATGAACTAATCTTGTTTGTGTTCCTCCTCTTTGATTCATTGGTCCACAAACTATTTTTGGTGTTACTCCTGGAGCAGAAGAGCTTGCTGCTTGCTGTGAATTTATAGGACCAGTAAATCCTCTTACTATTCCTTGATTTGAACCAAAATTTTTTGGATTATGAGCTGCAACCGGATTTACATATTGTAATTTAATATCAGGTCCATATGTAGCGTGATTTAAACCTACTGACATTTATATATAATAATAATATTATTAATTTTGTTCTAATTTTTGTATTTCTTTATACGAAAATAATTTTTCTTTATTACATTTTTCAATCGGCTCCCATTTTTTAAATTTTATATTATATTTACATTTCATATATATTTCTTTTTTAGTATCTACATATTTATCTATATTTATATTTTCAAAATCTTCTTCATCATCACTTTCTTCGAGTAAATCTAAATTATAATTTTCTTTAATATTTCTAAATAAATTATTCATTAATACACTTTTCTTATAATTCATAATAAGAGCATATCCATATATATAATTATTATTACAATATAATTCATATAAATCATCTTTTATCGATGCTTTCACTTTAAAAATACACTCTTTTATTTGTATATCTTTATTATTTAATATAATACCTGAATTATCTGTTTCATTTAAATTTATAAATGTAATATGAGATACTTCATAATGCATAAAAGGAATATTCTTATATATTTCTTTATTATTATCAGTAAAATAAGGAACCCCTATATATAAAAAATTATTTGTATAAATTTTTTGATTAATATAATTATCAAAAATATTACGCATTATTTTAAATTTATCAATAAATAATGATTCTCCAACATATTCTCCTTTAAAATAAAAAATATTTTCAGATGAAAAATAATTTACACCCGTTTTATTATAATAAGTTCCATAAATTATTGTATTATATGATAATTCTTTATCAAAAGAAACTATACAATTAGTTACATTTGTAATTTTATTATATTTATTTAACTCTAAAAAATAGCATATATTATACTTATCTTTATATGTAAACCATAAAAATCCCTTTTTTCCCTTTGGTATTAAAAAATATAAATCAGAGTAAACTTTTCTATGTAAAATTTTATCATAGGAAAGATTAATTTCGGGAAATTTATTTAATACATATTTATGATTTTCCATAATAA